CGCAGGTCGAGATCGGCTATCGCCGCCTTATCGGCGTTGCAGGTATCCAGCGCATCGCGCAGGCGATCACTCCAGATAGCTATCGCGCCCCACGTTACCGGGGCGGTCAGTTCCGGCGCTGGCGTTGATGCCGTCAGGCTTTCCGGCACCGGTTCGTACACGATTTTCATTTGTGGCTGAGGCGGTGCGGTGTTGCAGGCTGTTACTGACAGAAGCAGGCACAACAGTATTGGCACACGTATCGTCTTTGATGGCATCGCGCATGTTTTCACGTCGCTTTTCTCCCTCGGCGTTTCTTTGCTGCTCGGTTGCCCGCAACTGTGCAAGCACTTCGCGGGCATCAGCAGTCAGTGCCCGCAACTCATCCAGCACTTCACCATTACTTTTCACCTCACGGGAAAGCGCTTCATTGCGAGCAGAGTCTTTTCCGCGTTGATGTGTCTGCCAGAGCAGGCCACCAGAAGCCAGCGCCAGCAGTGCGCATAAAATGGCTGTAATCTTCACTTTCCAGCCTCCACGTCACGCAGGCACCACGCCTTAAAATCCGCTCTCCGGTTAACCAGCCCCTGGCTGCGCTTACCGCCGCTGTTTACAAAGTCTGTCAGCCGGTTACACATCGCCTGCCATTCATGCGCCTGCGCCTTCTTCCAGATGGTCGTGCGCTGCTTTCGCTTCTGGCTGTCCGTGAACCACATCAGGCCAGTACATCCCACATTAAGAGCGGCATCCGTCATGGCCTCAAAGGCGTACTGCGGCATATGCCCGCCTTCAAAATTCTGGTTAATACAGTTTTCAGCGTGCCGCATATCGTTAATCCAGCGACCGGCGATCTCGCTGTCGCTGTACTCCCGTTTTTCAACACGTCCCGTCGAACCAATTCCAACCGTCAGCACGCCAGCGGTGCAGTAGTAGGGCGTATTCCGGCAGTCTTCCCAGCCAGCAATCTTCTGCTGACCTTCAGGCGTTGTGCGTAACGCGCCAGGACTGAGCGTGATACCCAGCGCAACAATGGCCGCAATGGAGCATTTTTTAATAAGCTGTTTCATCTTCCGGCTCATTCTGTTGCAGAAGGTCAAGCGCCCGGCGCTCTGATCCACTCATCTGCCTGTGTTCTGCCTGCTCAAGGATCTGATTAATCAGTTCGTTGCGACGCTTCTGCCCCCGTTCCATGCGGGCGCGATAGAGCCAACCACGGGCACCAAAAACCATCCCGACGAGAAGACCGGCCAGCGCAATCTTTTCGCTCAGTGTCATAACGCCGATACTCGTGACCATTGCTGACATGGTGAATGTCAGCCAGTCATTCAGGCGGTGAAAGAAACTTAATCCCATAGCTGCACCATCTCCTGTGTCGCTTTACGCGCGATTTCCGGCAGTTCAATCTCCTGACCGGCATCAAGAAAAACCTGCTTGCTCAGTCCGGGATTGGCAGACAACACTTTTTCGGTCACGCCCTGCGTGGTGCCGTAGTGACGCCAGCAAAGCAAATCCACCGTATCCCCCTGCAATGCCTTCACTTTCATCAGCAAAGCTCCGCATAAAGGCGCGGCGTGTCGCGAATGTCGGCGATACTCCAGCGGGCATCCCGCCAGAGATCATCCCGTTGCAGGTCAAGCGCGGCGGCGTCTTTGTCGCCTTTCGCCGTGGTATCGACGTCGCGATAGCCTTCAAGTACCAGCGCCCTGGCAATCGAATAGACTGCGCGGCGGAAGCGGTACACCTTCACGTTTTCACCGTTGATCATCAGCTTTTCCAACTCACCTGATGGCAGGACTGAAGGCACATCTTCCAGCGTGTGAAAACCTGCTTTGATCTGCCCGGCACGCCAGTCAAGCAACTGCGCGGTGACATGGGCTACCGCTTCCGTGGTGACGTGCATCAGCCTGGACGTGGTGATACCACCTGTGATGCGCGCGGCCAGACGGAGATCGGCCAGTTTTATCACCGGCCAGAAGTCCCCGGCGCTGACGGTGCTATCACCATCATCAACATCGGTGGTATCACTGTCGGCAGGCAAAACGCGCTTATTTGCCACAAGGCTGCTCATGCGCTTATCTCCCATAAATCAGGCGGTGGGCGGGTGGTTAAAAGACCGTAAACGGGCAGATCTCCACCCGCGCCGCCTGTCGGACGGGGCCGAAGTCGTTAATTCTTTTTCTGGCTGGCAGGCTTGCGCTTTGTCGCTTTGCCTGTTGCCGTCTTGGGCGTGGTTTTACGCGTCGCCGCTTTACCTGCTGCGCTGGCAGTGATGGTCTTTTCAGGAACAGGCTCAACAGTACCGTCAGTTTTGTCGGTGCTGGCCGCGCCGCCTTCACCCGTGCCGCCACCCGCAGACAGCTTCTTAACTTCACGGGCAAGCGTGGCAATCTCTTTTTTCACCCCTGCATTGGGGTTGCGCGTCAGCGCCTCACGGAACAGCGCCAGCGCTTCCGCTTTGGTCGTGATATCAGTCGCACCACGGCGGGCAAGCGCACGGGCCTTGCACAACTTGGCGCGCACCACATCCGGCATATCACTGTCGGCGACAATCTCCGACACTTCATCAAGCACTGCGGTACTGGCCGATAAATCAGCGTCAGCATCGGCTGCGGCAAGCGTCAGCACTGGTTTGCTCATTTCTTCGGTCAGGAATGTTGCTGCCGTGCGGTTGAAGTTATCCGGCAGCGTCAGCCCGTGGCGTACTACATAGCGCCCCAGTCTCAACGCAAGCGCATAGTCACGGCAGTCAATCGCCCAGACCATCAGCCTGGTGATGACTTCATCCTGCCGTCCGCTGTCGCCGTCGAGCGTGCCTTCAATCCATCCCTCGTATTCAGGCAGCATGGATTTTTTCATTTCGGCTTTGGTTTCTTCGGACTGCACGCCACTCAGGCGGGACAAGTCCATACGCAGGCGATGCAGAATTTGCTCATGCGCGGTGCGCTGGATATCGGATTCTTCATCCGCCTGGCCCCGGCGTTCTGCCATGACCCTCTGAAAATGTTTTTGTGCCGGTGTTAACATCGTTACTTCTCCCCGTCATGGCGGGGCAATGCCCCGCCGCTTCTGTCACTCGCCTGCCGCTTCTGCCTGGGCGAACTGAATGCCGTCAATGAATGCAACATTGCCGTAGTCTTCAATGACGAAGTCATCATTCGAAGACTGATACGTTGCGATACGGTTGTATTGCGGCTCTTCCTTGATCGTCCGGCGCAGACCGCCACGCTGGTAGTAAATCGACAGGTTCTTGAATGGGGTGATCAGCACACCATTCACCGGGAAGTAAGGCGCGATGAAGGTCGGCATGTTGCCTACACGCTCCTGCGCAACAATCAGCTGACCGGCCAGCATTTCGGTATTCGGGTTGGTCTGGCTTAAGGCGTTGATGGCCGAGAAATTGCTGCTCGTCAGCAGGTCGCCCGCCAGAATCACCACGTTATCCGGGTTACGCTTGTTCCACTCATCCATCAGGCTGTTTTTGGCGTCGTACACCGCAGCGCCAATGTTGCCGTAGGTGCCTTTTGCGACAATCTTGTTATCCTCATCGCGCGAGGTGATCGTCACATCAGAAATGACGCGGTGCGGGGCTTCCTGACGGATTTTTTCCAGCCAGCCAATACCACAGTCCTGTAACAGCGGGTTGGCGGCGCGGTCAGACGGGTCGCTGTACTTCACGCCGTTAAAACCAATCATGATGCGGTCAAGCGACATCTGGCGTGCCATCGCCTTGCTGATCAGCGGCTGGAATTCCGGCATGTGCGCCCACGCATCAAGCTGTTCATAGCTGATGCCGTAGTCATAGTTGACCTTACGGCACATGTAGTCGAAAGGCTCCATTGAATGATTAGAGCCTGGGTTGCGACGGCTGGTGACGCCGTTGTTTACGCCAGCCATCGGGCCTTTGCTGCCGATCAGGACTTTCTGGCCGATCTGCTGGTTGACACCAAACACGTTAATTTTGCTCAGGAAGGAATCATCCTGCTGTGCAGCCTGCTCCAGGCGCTGCTGACGCGTCGGATCAACAGCGAATTTTGCAGCGATAGCGGCGGTGGAAACGCCGTTGAGCTGTGCCTGCCGGGCGACGTACTGATCAAACAGCTGGCGGGTAGTGTTTTCCATATTCTTTGCTCTCGTTGTGGATATCAGTATTCAGCAAGCTGCGCATTCGCGCCGCCGCTTGCGGGTTCCCGCTGGTTGAAATTGGCGTCAGTGCTTCCCAGCTTGCTGGTCAGCGCGGCAAGGTCGGAGGTCAGCTTCTGGATTGCCTGGCTGTCCTGTTCGCGGGCGCGGCTCAGGTCGTTGAAACTGTCCAGTAAATCGGCATGGGACTGAGCGACGTTCTCCACGGCATCACGCACCTGGCTGAACTGTTCACCGTCAGATTTCCGGCCTTTGCCGATAATCCCCATAACGCGCCCGAACCACTGCTTACCCTCATCGCTGCGCTGCTCAGCCAGTTCGATAATTTCAGCCTCAATGGCATCGGTGAACAGCGGGGCTTCACCCTGCTGATTATTGAAGGACATAACCTGCTGACGCTGCTGCGCGGCAAACTTCAGGCGCTCAGTGCCGAGGCTCGCCGGGGTATCGGTCATCGCCAGCCCCATCACATAAGCCTTGCCGTTAAGCGCAAACTGCGGGTGCAGTTCAATGCTGGAGTAAATTTTCTTGCCTTCCTCCGTCAGCTTTTTCATGCGCTCAGAAGGTTCGATCTCAGCGTAAAGAGCTGTGCGACCGGCGAGCGGGCCTTCGCTGATATCTTCAGCACTCAGTGCTGTCACATCCCCCATCGCGCCGAAGTCACTGCCTGGGGACGGCGAAAGATAGTGCTCCACGTTAACGCGTGCGCCGTACACGTCCGGGCTGTAGTTTGCTGCTGCATCACGAAGGTGCTCAGGGCGAATTTCACGCCCGTCAACGGTGGCACCGGAGACAGCAACGCGGAATTTCTTACGGGCTGGTTTAGCTGCGCTAGCCATGTCGATAATCCTGTTGAGTGGTTTCTGTACGGCCATGATGGCAGAGCGTAACTTGCTGTCTCAACGAGGTTTTGTTGTCGGAGGAGGGCCAGACCATAAAGGGGGCGATAGCGGGATCGCGCGCGGGGTAATCTTCACTCCATAAACGGTGGAGGGCAGATGATACAGGACGCTTTTGTACGTCAGAGGGCAAAACAACTTTACTGGCAGGGCTACCCGCCAGCGGAGATCGCGCGCCTGATGGGGATTAATCAGAACACAATTTACGCCTGGAAGAAACGCGATGAATGGGATGAAACGCCGCCCGTTCAGCGCGTCAGCCAGTCTATGGATGCCCGCCTCATCCAGCTGACGGACAAGAAAGACAAGACCGGGGGAGACTTCAAGGAGATTGATCTGCTGACCCGGCAACTGAAAAAGCTGTCGGACGGACAACCGGCAGGGGCCGGCACGGGCAAAAAGCCGCGCAAGCGCAAGCTGAAAAACCACTTCACCGAAGAACAGATCGTCGCGCTGCGGGAGAAAATACTGGATTCCCTTTCGTGGCATCAACGCGGCTGGTATGAGCAACGCCACCACCGAAACCGCATGATACTGAAGTCCCGCCAGATTGGCGCAACCTGGTACTTTGCACGCGAGGCGTTGCTTGATGCGCTGCGCGATGATGTGAAATACCCGTACCAGCGCAACCAGATATTTCTGTCCGCATCCCGCCGTCAGGCGCACCAGTTCAGGGGATTCATTCAGAGGATCGCCGAAGAGGTGGATGTTGAGCTTAAGGGTGGCGACAAAATCGTACTGAGTAACGGCGCAGAACTGCATTTCCTTGGTACGTCCGCAGCGACGGCACAGTCATATACGGGAAACCTGAAGTTCGATGAATTCTTCTGGGTCAGCAACTTCACCAACCTGCGAAAGGTTGCAGGTGCAATGGCAACGCTGAAGGGGCTGACGCGTACCTACTTTTCCACGCCGTCAGGTGAAACCCATGAGGCTTACCCGTTCTGGACAGGCGATCGCTGGAATGAGAAACGCCCGAAGGCACAGCGCAAAGCCTTTGATGTGAGCTGGAAAACGCTGAACAGCGGACTGTTATGCCCGGATAAAACCTGGCGTCAGATTGTCACCCTGAAGGATGTGATAGACCACGGCTGGGAATACACCGACCTTGAAGAAATTCAGGATGAAAACAGTGAGGATGAATTCCGCAACCTGTATATGTGCGAGTTCGTTCGCGATGGTGAGTCCGCCTTCAACCTTAACGCCCTGATTGGCTGCGGCGCAGATGGTTACGACGAATGGCCTGACTGGAAGCCTTTTGCGTCCAGGCCGATGGGCAATCGCCCGGTCTGGATCGGCTATGACGCCAATGGCAGCAGCGGCAACGGTGACAGCGGCGCGATTTGTGTTGTTGTTCCGCCACTGGTGCCGGGCGGTAAATTCCGCACAGTGGAAACAGAGCAGGTGCGCGGCCTTGAGTTTGAAGAGCAGGCGAAAGTTATAGAAAACTTCACCTTCAAATACAACGTGCAGCATGTCGGCATCGACGTGACGGGCGGTAACGGTGAAGCCGTTTACCAGATAGTGAAGAAGTTTTTCCCGATGGCTATGCCCTACACCATGTCAATGACGTCAAAGCGCGCACTGGTGCTGAAAATGCTACAGCTGATCCGCGCTGGTCGCTGGGAGTATGACCGCAGCGAGCGCGCCCTGATCAACGCCTTTAACTCTGTTCGCAAGGTAAAGACGCCTGGCGGATTCATCACCTATGACACTGACCGCTCGCGCGGCGTCAGCCACGGTGATTTAGCCTGGGCGAATATGCTCGCCATTATTAACGAACCGCTGGGCCAGGAGAGTGGCAGCGGCGGGTTTGCTATGGAGTTCTGATGAAGAAGCGCACCTACAAAAACAATCACGCTGCCAGCAGTGGCAGTGCCGGGCAGCCTGATATCTCTGACGCGCTCAGAAGCGATCCGGCGCTCAGCGCCTTCACGTTTGACGGCCCCTATTCGGTAACGGACGGCTATGACCTGCTTGACAGCATGTGCTGCGTCGATAACGGCCGGTACTACGAAACACCAATAGACTGGAAAGGGTTAACCCGTGCGTTCGCACAATCCCCGCTGCATCAGTCGGCGCTTTACTTCAAGCGCAATGTGTTGACCGGGTGCTATATCCCTCACCCCTTACTGTCACGTCAGGCCTTCTCTGCCTTTGCACTGGACTGGTTTGTCTTTGGTAATGCCTATCTTGAACGCCGCTCTAACCTTCTGGGTGCCCCGCTCAAACTCCAGCATGTTCCGGCGCTGAACACGCGACGGGGTAGCGACCTTGATACGTACTGGTTTATCCGGCAGTGGAAAGATGAATACGAGTTTAAGCCGGGTCAGGTCTGCCACATCATGAACCCGGATATTCATCAGGAAATCTACGGTATGCCGGAATACATGGGGGCGCTTCTGTCCGCCAGCCTGTCACATTCCGCCGATAAGTTCCGCAAACTCTATTACGACAACGGCTCCCATGCCGGATGCATTCTCTATGTCGGGTCGGAGAAGGTGGATCAGGAAAGCATAAAGGTGGTGCAAAAGACGCTGTCACAGGCCAGAGGGAAAGGCTCCTTCAAAAACGTGCTGATCCATGCGCCTGGCGGCGGCAAAGACGGCGTGCAACTGTTGCCGTTTAGCCAGATATCGGCAAAGGATGAGTTTCTTAACATCAAATCAGCAACGCGCAACGATTTACGCGACGCTCACCGCATCCCGCCGCAACTGATGGGCGCAATGCCGGAAGGCAACGGCTCGCTGGGTGACGTTGAGAAGGCCGCGCGCGTCTTCGCCATCAACGAAATGTTGCCCGTGATGGAAGCCATGAAGGGCGTCAATGACTGGCTCGGTCAGGAAGTGATCCGCTTTAATCCCTACGCTCTGCTCAAAGACGAGTGATCCGCATCACCCGCCGCACATCCTGCGGCGGTTATCCTTCAGTAATTTTCAATCTTCGCATGACCGGCAACCACCCGATCACCACCCGGTACGACCTTTAACGCCCCCTCACTCAGAGCGCATGAGCGCCATTCTGGCAGGCGCAAACTGCAATCGACTCCGCATCACACCCGGAAGCGACAAAGCGCGCGAAGAAGGCGGAAAAGGCCGAAGAATGGCATTTAATGGCACCCCCTCCCTGACCCCTGTCGCGTGGGCTGTTCCCCCGTCACCTGCGCGCGACATTTGCTTCGTTTTTTGTGCATTTCCCGATCCTGAGCCAGACCGCGCCGCCACAGGGCGGAAAGGGCATAAACAGCATCAAAAAAATTGTGCAAATTTGTGCACTATTGTGCAGTCTGAAAATCCCCATCAGATTGACTTCGGATTACCTTTGGGGTAATTTTGAATCAATAGTTCACTATTTCGTGAACCCCGAATTGAATCTGAAGGAGGTATACAATGACCAAGCGCTTTGATGAATTTGACGGCTTCTAAGCCGCATTGACCTCTATGAGGCGGGGAATCTACCCCGCCTTTTTTATGGATGAAATCTAATGACTATCGACGCAAACACTATCACCATAATCAGTAACGCGATTGTCTTGCTCGGCGTTCTCGTCGCCATCGTGACGATCATCTATAACGTGCGCACTGCGAAGAAAACTCAGACTGCGAACTTTTTGTTTGAGAGTCGCCAAGATACGCATTACATAGAATCGCTTCACGTCCTGAAGCAGGTGCATCGCTCAGGAAAATCTTTCCGCTCTTATGTTTTCCCTTGCGAAGGTGGTGCAATCACGGAAGATGAAATGAATGAACGCCGCAAGTTTCAGTACATCCTGAACTTTTACGAAAGAGTTGCCGTAAGTATCCGCGAAGGTATTTATGATGAGCAGATGATCAAGCGGACGTCATACACCACCGTGATAGAAACCTACGATATTGCCGAACCCCTGATTAAAGCCATCAGGGAACACATCAAATCAGAGACGACCTATCAAGAGTTCGAATGGCTGGTAAAGCGGTGGAAAGCTAAACCGCTTAAGAAAAATAAATAGCCATCGCCACTGAAGAAGCCGCCTGCCAAGCGGCTTTTTTACTGCCCTGCATCGACTTCGTTAAGCGCAACCATGATCGCAAGTCTTTCAGCAGCCGGAAGCGCTGCATATTTCGCGCGCCATCGCTCAACTTTGCGCTTAATACGGTGCCGATCGTTGTAGTCTTTTCCGGCAAACGCGTGGGAATACGCGCGCCCCTCTGGGTAGTTCATCCAGATTTTTTCTGTTCGCACCCCGCCGCGCGTCATGGCCTGAAATTCTTTACTGCGCCAGCCCGCTAACGTTTCGTCATAGAGCCTCGACGGATAGCCAGACAGGATCACGCTGACGTTTTCCGGCAGGCTCATGAGGCAAGCTAACAGGCGCTCATGATCGGCAACCGTATATTCATGACGGTAGCGGGCGCGACTGGTGCGAGTTTCAAGCAGATAGGGAGGATCGGAATAAACCAGCACGCGGGCATGTTGAGTAAAGTCTTCTCTTTCCAGAAAACCTACCGCATCACCGTGATATAGATTCCACCGAGGCGGCGTTTTCCCCATCTTTGACCAGCGATCCCGCGTCAATTTAAAAGCATTTTCATCCACATCAATTCCAATCGTCCTGGCTGCAAGCGGCTTGAAAAACATCACCGCACCGCTGCCCAGATGCGTTTCAATATAGGTATCATGCGGCGGCATTTCAGCAATAATCTTCTGATAAACACCGCTCGCCGCTTTACTTCCCAGATAGCTCATTCTCTTTCGTCCTCAGCTGTCACCGTCATTTTAACAACCTGCAGCACTGTTAAAAATGACGGTACTCGATGTATGGCCAACACGTCCGGAAATGACGGTATTTGCCGGAATCCGGTACCACACCGTCAATGCTGACCGTTCCGGCCATCGCGGTATTTCGGTACCACACTGTCAAAGCCGACCCGTCCTACTTCCGCCCCAAAACGCGGTCTTCATCCGGTTCACAAGGTCGTTTGTCTTTTTCTTCGCTGCCATCACCTGTGACGGCAGCTTATCCAGCCCGGACGCGGCGCGGTTGCGCGATACCAGCCGCCCGTCCTGCACGGTCATAACAAGATCGCCGCATGCCACTGACGCACCGGCCATCATCGATCTGACCATTCCGGCACTGGCATCAATCCCACGCAGCGCCAGCAGTTCACTGATCTGCTGTTCTTTTACGGACAGCCCGGTCCTCTCTTCCCGTTCCGGTGGTCGTTTTTTACGCTTACTTCGCACATCGGCACTAAGCCGCTGCGCCAGTTCTCGTTTTTCCTGCCGTGAAAGCGCATCAAAATTCACCGTCACGCCCTCAGCTGGCACAGTCATTTCTGACTGCCCTGTAGCTTCGCTGGCGGCATGTTCAACACCGTCAGCACCTGCCACGGGATCCCGCGTACAGTTATTGACAGAACTCCGAGGGGCGGCGCTGCCGCCTGAAAAACCAACGTCAACGGCCACACCGTCAGCGCTCTGGCGCTTCGGCACGATTTTGTATTGAGTGGTGCGGGTGAAGATCAAAGAGTCATTGCCCGTAATCGGGCAGTAAATACCAGTGATTCGCTGGACGTTATCGCCGTAGGCGTTACCGTTTTCAGTGGTTTCATAATTCAGGCGGATGCGCAGCTTATCGCGCTCAACCAATGGGCCACCTTGGGCTAATACGTAGTTATCCCATTCGCCACCGTTAGCGGCCTGCCGGGCGGTTTCCAGTTCAGGGTGTAACACCAGTTCGCGATCGCCCAGGCGGCGAAGTTCGCGATATACCGTGACCGGCGCGCCACCGATCTGCTGAAACTGGCGAATAGACCAGCGCGATGCCCACGCGCTAACGCGGAGTGACATTTCTTTCAGGTCTTCCCCGGTTTCGTCGTCTTTCTCACCATCCAGCGCGAAGCCGTCGATATTCTTCGAAATGTATTTCGCTATGTAGCCGGTTGCGCTGCCGTGGGCATCGTCGATCGGCACAACCTGAAAGCGGTTTTCCTGCGCTCCCGGTTCGTTGCCGTCTTCTTTCAGGGCATATTTTCGGAAGATTTCGCGCGCCTGCTCGACGCATTCCGGGCGCATAAAAAGAAGTAAATGCCAGTGTGGCGTTGCATCGTGGTGCGGTTCGACCACGCGGAAACCAAAGACGCGGATCCCTTTTCTCTTCCACGCTGCGCGGGTTCTCGCCCAGACTTTGCAAAGATATTGCTGCGTCTCGCGCGGCGACGCGCCACAGTATTTATTATTGCGGCGCCCGTTATGCTGCATGGAGTGGTAACGGGAAGGTGCTGTCAGCGTGTAGAAGTCACCGGCCAGCCCTTCCAGCTTCGCCAGATCTTCAAATCCGCGCATTCTCGTCATGAGTTCGCGGCGACGGTTGGCCGGATTGGCAACACTGCCAGCGACTTTATCGATCAGTGAAATGCGTTCGCCCGTGTCCTGGTCTTCCAGTTCCATAGCCTTAAGGTATTCACGGTTAGCCTTTTTCTGGGCCAACCATTCCGTAAGGCACGGGGCGCTACTGTATGGGGAAGATTTTTTTTGGACGTAACCCGCTGCGATCATCAAATGTTCACGCCACCGGGCATGGATACGGCGCAGGCGGTTTAACCACCACTGCGGTGACTCAAGACGGAGAACCGCGCGTAACGCGTCCTCCGCTTCAAGTTCTTCATTGCAATACGCTGTCCAACCGGGGATCGGCGTTTTTAGATGCACCGCCAGCGACGCAATACGGCCATAGCCTGAAAGCGCCGCGAACTCAGGATCTCCGGTGCGCGCCAACTGGTGATCGGACTCGCGTATAAACTCGCTCGTAAAGATATCGGCAAGCGTATAAGCCAGTCTTTTTAACTCTTTTTTCCCTGCCCAAAGCATACGGAAAAGCTGATCGCGGATTGGCAGCAGAATGCCAGGCATCACAGTGTCAGGCTGGTAAACACTGTTCACGCTATCAATACGTGTTAATACGTGGCGCTCAAAGGTATTAACCAGCCAGTGATCTGCCGCTTTGCGGTCTTTCGCGTCCAGTGCATCCAGCTTCGCGGCAAAGTGACGGCGAACATACTGCGGAAGAGAAGCCAGACGGCGACGCAGCAGCTTACTGCGTTCCGGCTTTTCGTCTTCCGCTACCAGTTCACTAAATGCAATATGCTTACGCGTGCCGTCCGGCGTGAGATAGTCGAAAC